CAAGCGGTAGTACTCAGTACACGGAACTGACCTACGTTACTCGCCGGGCTTTCATTCCCAAGCTGGTTGTCCAGATCTACAACTCGACTCCTCTGATGGCGGCGCTGATCGCCAACTCGCAGCAGGCGTCGGGTGGTGTGTCTTCTGTAACCGTTCCGGTTCAGGGCGCACAGTTCGTCAACGCTCAGTGGTCGGATTACAGCGGTTCGTTCGCACAGCCTGCAGTTCAGCAAGGTGCGTTCAACGCTGAGTTCAACCTCAAGCTGATGATCGCTCCCGTGCCTTTCCTGGGCATGGAAGGTGCTGTGCAGAACGATGCAGCCATCATTCCTCTGATCGAAGCTCGCATGAACGATGCGACCAACGTGATGATGGACGCGATGACCTACTCGCTGTACAACAACACGACCAACACTCAGCAGTTCATCGGACTGCCGGGCGCTATTGACGATGGCACCACGCTGGCGTCGTATGGCAACCTGACTCGCTCTGCCTCGGTCAACCCTTGGTGGCGCTCGAAGGTGTACGCAGCTGGCTCGGTCAACCCGACCCGTCAGAACATGCTGCAGTACATCTCCGGTACCGTGAAGAACGGCGCCGAAGTCCCGTCGTTTGGTGTGTGCGGTTTCGGCACCTGGACGCTGCTGGCTCAGGACTACGTTGGTCAAGAGCAGTACGTTATTACCCCCGGTAGCGGATTTGAAGGCGGCGATGGCCCGTCGGCTGCGTTCCGTGCGCTGATGGTTGCTGGCGTGCCGATCTACCCCGATCCGTATTGCCCGGAAGGCGTTGTCTACTTCATTAACACCAACTACCTGTCGCTCTATATCCATGAGCAGGGTTCGTTCGTGTTTACGGGCTTTGAGTCCACCCTGCCTAACTGGCAGATCGGTTATGTTGGCGCTGTGCTGATGATTGCCGAACTGGTGAACACCAAGCCGAAGGCGATGACTAAGGTCACGGGCTTTAACTCTCTGTCCATCTAAGGAGAACAGAAATGGCCCTTGCTCTTAACAAAATTCTTGTTGCTAACGTCAGCGCAAACACTGCGTCTGCCTATCTGCAGCCTGTCGTTGTGTCGTCTGTCGGTGCCGGTAACGCAACCGCGATGTTGAACTCTCAGTTCATCCCCGCTGGTTTGTACATTTTGCCTGCTACTGCAAACGTCGTAATCGAACTGAATGCTTACACTGGCACCGCCAACTCGTGGACGACCGTGGTCGCCAACAACACGGCTGGCGTAGTGATTTCGGATGGTTTCAACATTCGGGCTAATGCTGTGTCGGGAACTCAGTCGGTTACGCTGTGGACTGTCAACGGTGGTGCTGCTGCTACGCAATCCTCGTTTGCCACTTCGTAAGGGGGTTGTATGGCGAGTCATGATGCAGTTGGTCGGCTTTACCCAGAGAACTTTGGCAGTTTTGCCATTGCGTCTGCTCGGGTGTCAGTCGCTACCACTGGCAATGCTGTTGTCGCCATCCCTATCCTTTCGGGTGGGTTGACCAACAGCGGGAATACGGCAACTAGCGGCAGCGTCATCATCCGTCGGGTAACGGTTCAAAACCCGAATGTTGATGTCTCTGCTGCAAACATTGCCATTTCTATTGCTAGTACCGGAAATGTGGCGGCAGCGAATGCTGTGGTGGCTAACGTTGTGCTTTCTAATCTATCTGCTGTTGGTAGATGGCAGGATCTGACGGTAGCCGGCGCTTTTGGTGCCAACACTACTGTTTCTGGAAACTCGACTTCCACTTTGTTTGTGAACGTCAACACTGCCGTAACTGACGGTGCCGTTGACATCAAAGTGTACGGCGACGTTGTGAGTGCCTGATGCCGTTCGTAACCAATACGAACTACAGTGATTTCGAGGCTACATGGGCGGGGACTCTATACCAGTTCCCGTCCAGGCAGTCTGTGGAAGTTCCTGTAGAAGTGGTACGAAACGTATTTGGATGGGGCGACGATAACAAGGAGCCTTATCTTGTAAGACTCGGGTGGATAAAATTCACCGGCGATCTTCCTGAAGGCGAGAAGCGTCTGAGCAAGTTTGTCATCACAGAAGCCAAGCCACAGGAAGTAGAAGATAATGGAGTAGTTGCGCTGCCTATACAGCGGCGCAGACGTGTCTGACATGGGCAGTAAATGGCTACTCTTTCAACTTACATTGCAGAAGTTCGCAGGTTGCTCCATGACGCAAACAGCAACTTCTGGACTGACGCAGATCTAACTACCTACATCAACGAGGCCCGGGAACGGGTTGTCCGCGATACGGGGTGCCTGCGTACCCTGCAGTCCACTTACACTCCTCTAGCGCCTAACGGCACTGCAGCAACGCTGTGGTCTGCCGGCGCTACTGTTACGACCGGCCAGTTCCTCTACAGCAGCATCTTCATCTACCAGGTCATCACTGGTGGTGTGCTGGGCGCAACCGCCCCTGCGTATCCCTCTGCAACAGAGCCTGTACCGCCGTCTACAAACATCACGAATGGAACAGCAACGCTTCTTTACGTCCAGAATGTTGAGATTATGCCGTTCTCATCATTGCCGAATGCGGCGTATACCTTGGATATTCTGAACGTTACGATCCTGTGGGGTAACAGCCGGATTCCTCTACGCTATCTGCCGTGGACACAGTTCAACGCAGAAATGCGGTACTGGCAAAACAACATAGGCCGGCCTGTAGCGTTCAGCATATACGGCCAGCAGCAGATCTTTCTGTCGCCTGTTCCAGACCAGACCTACAACGTAGAAGTTGATACGGTCATCATGCCGCAGCCTATGTCGCTTGGATCGGATGTGGACACAATCCTTGCCCCATACACCCAGCCTGTTCAGTTTTACGCGGCCTACAAAGCCAAGTATCAGGAGCAGAGCTACGGAGAGGCAGAGATCTTTAAACAGGAGTACATCAAGCACGTCAGTGCTGTGCTGAACAGCGTGTATACGCGCAGGATTCCAAACCCGTACTCAACTCCGTACTGATATGGCCGCGCAAGAGCAAAAGAAGTCCTACGCGGTCATCAAGAACTTCAAGGGCATCAACACCAAGGCCAACCGCACGGCCATTGATGACTCAGAGTTCTCGTGGATTGAGAATGCCATGCCCATCGGGTCTGGCAACATCAAAACACTGCTCAAACAGTCCCAAGTACTGACCAGTGGCAACGCAGCAGTGACGTTTGCAAACACTGTTGTTGCACTGAAATCGGTAAATATTGGTCTTAACGACTACATTCTTGCCTCTGAAGCCAACGGCAGGATGGAGTACTTTGACGTTACAACCAGCGCTAAGGGTAACGTAGCTGCATCAGGCACCTTTTCGTCAACAGGCGTTAAAACAGCGCAGTACAAGAACGAACGGGTGATGATTGCAGACCCATCAAAGGGTTTGTTCTCTTGGGACGGCAATAACGTCATTGCCATAGGCTCTGTGGGGTCTATTTACCTCATAAACCACGGAACTGGGTACACAGAAGCACCAATCGTCACGATTTCTGCTCCTAATGACGCGAACGGCGTTCAAGCAACTGCAGTGGCAACGATTACGCCAAACGCAGGTGGCGTTTACGCTTGCCAAGTCACAAACGGCGGCAGCGGCTACACAATTGTTCCAGAAATTTTCTTTTCTTCCCCGGATTTAGCAACTGGCATAGAACCTGTCGCTACTGTTGTCGTTTCTGGTGGAAAAGTAGACTCGATCATTATTCTGAGCCAAGGAAGCGGATATCTGTCCCCTCCTACCGTTACGTTTAGCAGTGGTGCTGCTACCGCTACGGCCCTGCTGATCTCTGGACGACTGCAAACCGTATCCCTGACAAACGCAGGTAGCGGGTACACGGCTCCTCCTACCGTGACTTTTCAAAGCGGGTATGGTTCTGGCGCTACCGCGATCGCTCAACTGACTACGTTTAGAACGGGCACGGTCAGCATCCTGGTAAACACGGGTGGAACCGGCTACACCAACGCAGCCAACACGGTTGTGACCATCACTGGTGGCGGTGGATCTAACGCAGCAGCCACGGCCATTCTGGACGGCGGCCAGGTCAGCGCGATCGTGATGACCAATCCGGGTACGGGATACACCAGCAACCCGACAGTGACCGTCACGGGTGGAGGCGCTACTACCAGCGCAATCGCTACAGCCTTTGCTACAACCGACACTCTGACAGACGTAGCGACCTTCAGTGGCCGCGTCTGGGTGGCAAGCGGTAGAAACGTGTTCTACAGCGCAGCAGGCTCCTACAGCGACTTTACGTCTGTCTCAGCGGGTAGCGTGAACCTGACAGACGAAACGCTGCACGGAAATATCCAGGCGCTGCTGTCTGCCAACAACTTTCTGTATGTGTTTGGCGAAGACTCGATCAACGTCTTCTCAGATGTGCGAGTGTCAAGCTCTGGCGCTACGCTGTTCACAAACACGAATATCAGTGCCAGCGTCGGGACGAAACGCGGAAACACGATCTTCCCGTACTTCCGCTCAGTGCTGTTTATGAACGACTACGGCATGTATGCCCTTGTCGGTAGCACCACCAGCAAGCTGTCGGACACGCTAGACGGGATCTTCCCGCTTATAGACTTCAGCCAGCCAGTTAGTGCCGGCCAGGTTCTGCTTAACAACATCCTGTGCGCTGCGTTTTCGTTTACCTACACAGATGCAGTCTTAGGTTCCAGGCAAATACAGGCAGTGTTCTTCGAGAAGAAATGGTTCTTGTCTTCTCAAGGAAGCCTATCGTATGTAACATCTGTTCCTGCAAATGGCGCTATTAGTTTGTACGGGACGATCAGCGATAGTCTGTACAAACTGTATGCAATATCTACATCAAACGTGTCTGTGAAGATTCAGACTGCTCTGATGCCGCTGGGTGATGCGATCAGAACCAAGCAGGCGCTGAAGTTTGGCATAGAGGCTACGTTGTCGGGTGCGGCAACCATGAACGTGACTGTCGATAGCGAAAGAGCATCCAGTCCCGCATATGTTCTGCAAAACAGCATCAACTGGATAAGTGGATGACGCTCAACGTACTCATAGGTAACGGTAGCTGGTATCCCGCCACTGGGGGCGCTGCGCCAATCATTACCTCTCCTACTTCTTTGCCTGTAGGTACTGCAAATACTGCGTATACAAACACGCAATTTAGTGCGTCAGGAACAGAGCCAATCACTTGGAGCAATACAGGATCGTTGCCGTCTGGGATGACGTTTAGCTCAAGCGGGTTGTTGTCAGGGACTCCTACGGCCACGGCTAATTCGTCAATTACGTTTACCGCGACAAATTCTTACGGGTCTAATAATAGTGTGCTTACACTGACGATTAACGCGGATCCAAGCCCGGCACTAATCACAGAACCAAGTATCTCTGTCTGGAGGGCTGCGTAATGGCAACCGTTGGATCTATCTTGTCCGCCACGACAGCGGTTTGGCAAAACGAATTGCCAACCAATGATTACCCTATCCAGCGCACTTGGCAATGGAAGCGCAATGGGGTCGATATACCTGACGCCGTTTCTACTTGCTATACGTTGCAAAACGCGGATGTCGGACAGTCAATTACCGTAACAGAAACCGCTGGATTTATTAGCAGTAGTAATAATGGCAGTACATATGAAGTCCCGGCAATAACCGCTAGCAGCACGTCATCTGCTGTTACTGTTACTGGATCGCAAAGCTCGACATTAGTATATCCAAGCAACCTGACATACAAAGGGGCGTTTAAACTTCCTATTGTCTCGGGACCAGATTCTGGTCAATTTCCATACGGGGGTTGGGCATTATCCTTTAACCCAAGCGGATCCGGGTCTCAGCAAACAATAACTTTATCCGGGTTCAATGCGGCGATCCCTACCGTAGCCGGAGAGATATCTGTTATTCCAAACGCAAATCTTGTTAATAGTACAAACATAAGTTCTTATCCAAACGCAAGTTATCTGCGGCCAACGGCGCCTCCATTTCCAGACCCATTAGAGGGCCAGTTTAATACGTCTGGAATAGATGGTTCAAATTTGCGTATGAGAGGAATGCTGCACACATCTTCTTATAGCAAGTTATTGGTATCTGCGTGTATGTATTACCAAAACGGCCCAACTTATGCTGCTATGTGGCGGAGACCAAGTGACCTCACTGTAACGGGTCAGGTTGAAGGCCCGTTCTGTGTATATGACTCCGCCTACTTTCCGAGGTTTAATACCGGATGGATGTGCAGTGTGCCTTCTACTTCAGTTGGCGAGACTAACTACCAGACTGCTTTAAGCGGAGATATTCTTATTGGTCTTGCTGGCTTATCTGTTGTTGGCAAGGCGTCAAACTCACCAAGTATTGCAGTTTTTAACAGCTCCGATATTGACACAACGTTAAATCGCAAAACATCCGGCACCGCACAAGGCGGCACTACAACAACAATAATTCTTGATTCATCTGCGATTTCTAACCCTCCTCAAGTTAATGACTGGGTATGGTGCCCGTCGCTTTCTTATGTTATAGAAAATGGTGTTTATCGCTATTCAGCTCATCGTATTACTGCATATGACTCTGGAACGAGAACCGCTACTGTAAGTCCTGCATGGCTTTCTGCCCCTCAATCTGGATCGACAACATATACAATTTCACCAAGAGTGTCGGCCAAACAGCTTTCTGGGTATCCGTACCCAAACCCATTGCAAAACGGAGACGCAAGAAATTTTTATAGCGTCTACTCGGCCGAGCTTGATTATCAAGGCGGGATGGTATTCCCAAATGGCACTCGATCAGTGTTGGTTTTTGGTTATCACGGCAGCGGCGTTCAGATTTATGGGTCAAACGGAAATATTTACGGAGGCGTTCGCTTGTATGATTATTCAAACAACGCCCAAACATATCACTCCTGCCCATACGTTTTAAGGGTGTGGGCATATAACGCAGACGAACTTGTACAAGTTAAAAACGGTACTGGCGGATTTACTTGCGAAAATATTAAGCCGTACGCGGT